GGAGACGGCCCCTATAAATCCTAACTTCAATATGGGTACGCAAGGCACATTGCCCGGCTTGGAGATAGAAACGATTGCGGCTAACACCAGTGGCCTTCCCCAACAACTTCCCAACGGAACCTTCGGTGATAGCCGCGATATGCTTAGAGTATTGGGAGATGCAAATAACAAAGAAATTGTTAGGATTATCGACAAGACATCAATTACGACCCCAACTCGAGAGGAGGTTCAGACTTTGGTTGAGGCAGGCATTATGACTGATGAGGAAGCGAAAACTCCTCAATTGGCAATGGCAAAATTAGATATTTTGAGGAATGAATTTAAGTATCCAAAGCCAGGTCCAAAGCTGGTCAAACCCGATGGTTCTATGGGCGCGATGCGAGTTGATGATGCTACACGGTTAGGGGATCAACGTACTGAGTTTGAGGACCTTTATAAGGGCGCCGAATCAACGCCTGACGATCCAAATGCCCTTGCAATAGACACGCTAAATCTGGGTGGTCCGTTACAAACTGGGGGAGTCCCAAGAAATTACCCGTCTGCTGGCCTGGACCGTTTTTCCCCTCTTGCGAACCAAATATACAGCCCTGAACAGAGGGCTGCGATGCAGCGGGATCAACAAATCGTTAATGCAAAAAGAGCAGAGGCTGAGGCGGAAGGTAGGGCCGCAGGAGTTGCGTCTATTGAAGCCTCGGATGCCGTTAGTTTGCCTGTAGATTCCACGGGCGTTGCTTCGTTAAGAAACTACCCATCGAACATTCCTCTGGTAGATTCACCGGTCGCGCAGGCTGATCGGCGCAAGGCTATTGCCAATCGTAAAAAGGCTGAAGCGGAAGCCAAGGCCGCTGCCATGTTTGATGAGGGGATTAATATACCGGAGGTGGTTCAAGGCATTCCTACTCTGTTACAGGACAAGGTGGGCTTTACGCCTGTTTCTGAGGTTAACCCGAATAACCTAGTGACGCCTTCAGAGCCAGTGGCGCAGCAACAACCAGACCCGAATGATCTAGCGGTTCTGAAGGCTAGGGCGTTTGCTGCGGCTCAGGGTGACAAGACTCCTAAGATTATTAGAGGGGGCCCCGCGTTTGATCCAATGACGGTCCAAAATAAAATTCCTTCTCCTGAGTTAGATTTTCAACCCTCCTTAGATGCGTTAAACATTTCTTCGGATCCTCTAGTAGATCGCACAGGGGGAGCGGTCCCAGCAAGTGACGCACTACAGGTTACAACAGATCCGGAGATCTCCTTTGATGAAGCAATGGCTATAATTAATGCGAAGGACACATCTCCCGCAGCGACAGATGGCGTAGATCCTACGCCGATTAGCAGGAATTACCCGACTGATCTACCATTACCGGGCACTGACACGGCTTCACAGCAACGTGATCGTCAGAGAGCTAACTTACTACGTGATAAGGCGCGGCGAGAAGCGGAAGCATCTAGCTTGTTTGTGGATGAGATTGACCCCAGCACCATACCTAGGGATCCTATAACGGACATTCCAGAGGGGGATTTACCTCCTTCGGTATCCGAAATCCTTGTAGATGAGGTAGATCCTAGCACAATAGGGATTGGATCACTTGGAGAAGCGAAAACGGTTCTTGATGGTGAAGTAATCGATCCAGAAGTTGGTCCTTTCATGGGAGGGCGGGGCGACAAAAGTAAGGATGGTCAGACTATTGAGGGATCTATTAATGTTGATCCTACTTTAATAGCGGAACAGGTAGACCCCAAACTTAACTTGGGGGTTGCTTCGTTAGAACCCACCTCGACACCTCCCAAGGATACTAAGACTAGGAAGCCGATACTTCGCGCTCCAATGACGCTGTCTACAGAGTCTGTTGTTCCCGACGATGATTCTCTTGGCGGGCCTTCTGACGTAGGGGCAGCAAGTCCTACTGAGGACGATGGTGATACGACAGGTGGCACTGGCACTGGCACGGGCACGGGCACGGGTGTTGACGTTGACACGGTTCCAGAACAGGTTCCTGTTGATACGAGTGACAATGACAACGACGATCAGGGTTGTCCAAAGGGTTACGTTCGCGTCATGGTTAACGGCATTTATATCTGCCAGCTTATTGAGCCCGAGGTGGCTGTAGTTGCTGCCAAGGAGAAGGAAGAGAAGAAAGAGCCCCGGGTTGTTGTTCGTCCAAAGATTAGCCCACGCTATCAGCCCGCGGCTATTGAGAGCAATTACACCCCGTACATCCCAGGGTTGGGTAGGTAGTAGTAGGTGAATCTGCAAGCATTACCTGAAGAGGCGCTGAAAGAGATTTTGGCGCTGACTGAGGCCAAGCGAAAGCTGGATATACGAGAAGAGGCTCAAGAGCGGTTTATGCCGTTTGTTCATCATGTGTATGACAACTTCATTGAGGGCCGTCATCACCGTGTGATTGCGGAAAAGCTAGAGGCTGTTGCTCGAGGCGAGTTAAAGCGGTTGATTATCAACATGCCGCCTCGCCATTCCAAGTCAGAGTTCGCAAGTTACTTGATGCCTGCTTGGTTTCTAGGGCGCAATCCAAAGCTCAAGATCATTCAGGCCACGCACAATACCGAGTTGGCTGTTCGTTTTGGACGTAAGGTGAGGGATTTAATAGATGACCCTGAGTATAAAGTTATCTTTCCAGAAACCAACCTTAAGGAAGACAATAAAGGCGCGGGTAAGTGGGGCACTGACAAGGGCGCGGAGTACTTTGCAGCGGGTGTGGGCGCTGCCATCACTGGCCGTGGCGCGGATTTACTCGTTATTGATGACCCTCATTCGGAACAGGATGCGTTAAGCGAGACTGCGTTTGATCATGCGTATGAGTGGTACACTTCTGGTCCTCGCCAGCGTTTACAACCTGGTGGTGCAATCATAATTGTTATGACACGTTGGGGTAAGAAGGACTTGACGGGTCGTTTATTGGCCCAGCAGGGCAGCGATATCATGTCTGACAAGTGGGATGTGGTGGAATTTCCTGCTATTTTGCCCTCGGACAACCCATTATGGCCTGAGTTCTGGGAAAAGGACGCCTTACTTTCGATCAAGGCGTCTTTGCCGGTAGCCAAGTGGAATGCCCAGTGGCAGCAGACTCCGACATCTTCTGAGGCTGCGATAATCAAGCGCGAGTGGTGGAAAGATTGGGATAAGAAGTCCATTCCTACCATTAAGTATATCATACAGGCCTATGACACGGCGTTTTCTAAGAAAGAGACGGCGGATTTTAGTGCGATTACCACTTGGGGCATTTTTGACCCCGAGGATGGGACTGGTGACAACATAATTCTAATGGATGCACGGCGCGACCGGTGGAATTTCCCTGAGTTAAAGGAAGTTGCCTATGAGGAGCATGAATACTGGGAGCCTGACATGGTGATTGTTGAGGCCAAGGCCTCTGGACAGCCCTTGATTGATGAGTTACGCCTTCGGGGTATTCCTGCGCTGGGATTTTCACCGGGCCGAGGGCAGGACAAGACTACTCGGATGCACATGATTGCTCCTTTGTTTGAGGCGGGTAAGGTCTGGGCTCCATTTGACAAGAAGTTCAGTGACGAGGTCATTGAAGAGGTAGTTTCATTTCCCAATGGTGACAATGATGACTATTGTGATAGTATGACGTTAGCATTGATGCGTTTCAGACGGGGTGGGTTCGTTTCTTTAGAGGGCGATGACACTTTGGAAGACGAATATCGAACACGTAATCGGGAGTATTACTGATGGCCCTGCCACCTCGCCCACTGGGATCACTTGTAGATCCTTCTCTGATGCCTATTGAGATGGTTGAAGATACCACTTCGGTGGAAGTAGAGATTGAAGAGCCAATTGATTTCTCGGGCGGCGCTGAGATAACACCGACAGCGGATGGCGGCGTTACCGTTGAGGCCTTGTCGGGCATGTTGACGGACATGGAAGAGGTAGAGCCTATTCCTCATGACGCCAACTTATCGGAGTATCTTGATGACGGGTATCTTGGAGAGTTGTCCAGTGATTTACGAGCGTCTTACAATGATGATGTTGAGTCTCGTTCTGATTGGGAGGAGACGTACACTAGGGGTTTAGACCAGCTAGGTATTAAGCAGGAAGATCGCACCCAGCCTTTTGCGGGGGCTTCTGGTGTTGTGCATCCTTTAATTACGGAATCGGTCACTCAGTTTCAATCTCAGGCGTATAAGGAATTACTTCCTGCCGGCGGTCCAGTGCAGACTCAGATCTTGGGTAAGCAGGACGCTGAGACAGAGGGTCAGGCCAACCGCGTTAAGGATTATATGAACTACATGATCACAGAGGTCATGGAAGAGTATGATCCTGACATGGATCAATTGTTGTTTTATCTCCCCATGTCCGGATCTACCTTTAAGAAGGTTTACTTTGACGAATCCAAGCAGCGGGCTGTATCCAAGTTTATTCCCGCTCAAGACCTTGTGGTTCCTTATGCCGCCTCTGATTTGCAGACGGCGAACAGGGTTACGCACGTTCTTCGCATGGATCACAATCAAGTTCGCAAGATGCAAGTCGCGGGGTTTTACCGTGATATTGAATTGCAAGCTGCGGATACGGAGCCTGACGAGGTTCGTCAGAAGGTTGACGAGATACAGGGTACGTCTAGGACTTATCTTGATGACATCTACACCGTGTTGGAGATGCACGTTGATCTGGACTTAGAAGACTTTGAGGACATGTCCCCAGACGGGGAGCCCACTGGTATTCATCTGCCTTACATTGTTACGATGGACGAGGCGTCTGGTAAGATCCTGTCGATCCGCAGGAACTTTGATGAGGACACAGACTTCGCCAAGAAGCGCCAGTTCTTTGTACACTACCGGTTTATGCCAGGCCTAGGGTTCTATGGCTTTGGTTTGATCCACATGATTGGCGGTTTGGGCCGCGCTGCTACCAGCATTCTACGTCAGTTAATTGACGCTGGTACTTTGGCTAACCTCCCTGCTGGATTTAAGGCCCGTGGGGTACGTCTTCGCAATGATGACGAGCCCTTACAGCCGGGCGAGTGGAGAGACATAGACGCCCCTGGAGGTAACATCAGGGACGCTATCATACCTTTGCCGTATAAAGAGCCTAGTGCCACTCTAGCACAGCTTCTAGGGGCTCTGGTGGAGGGCGGACGCCGCTTTGTTTCACTGGCTGACGAACAGACAGGCAATATGAATCAAGAGACGCCTGTTGGCACAACTGTGGCAATGCTTGAGCGCGGCATGAAGGTGATGTCTGCTATTCACAAGCGGCTGCACTATGCACAGAAGACTGAGTTCCGTATTCTGGCTCGTATCTTTGCGGAGAATGTTGCTCAGGAGTATCCGTACAACGTAGCGGGTGGCGAGAAGAACATCATGGCGAAGGACTTTGATGGTCGCGTTGATGTTATTCCTGTCTCTGATCCGAATATCTTCTCGATGGCGCAGCGGGTTACGTTAGCCCAGACACAGTTACAGTTGGCGCAATCCAATCCTCAGATGCATAACTTACACGCTGCTTACCGGCGCATGTATCAGGCGTTAGAAGTTCAGAACATTGATGAGATCCTTCCGCCGGCCCCAGAACCTAAGCCGTTGGACGCTGCTATTGAGAACGCTCGAGGTTTGATGGGCGAGATAATGGTTGCCTTTGAAGAGCAAGAGCATGACATTCACATTGCTATTCATGTGATGTTTATGAAGACGCCTTTGGTCATGACTTCTCCACAGGTTATGGGGACATTCTACGCGCACCTTCAGGAGCATATTGCTATGAAGGCTCGTAAGATGGTGATGCAAGAGATTGAGGATCTTGTAGCACAGGTTCAGCAAGGCGTTCAGGCCGGTCAGATCGATCCAGCGGCGGCACAGGCACAAATCCAGCAAGTTCAGCAACAGATGCAGATTCCGGAAGAGTTGGAAAAAGCTGTTGTTATGCAGGAGTTGGATATCATGAAGGCAACTTTGGAAGAGATCACGCCACAAGGGCAAGACCCAATGTCGGATCCTTTAGTTCAGATCAGGATGCAAGAGCTTGGCATTAAGGACAAAGAACTCCAGCGTAAGTCTCAAGAGGATGAGGCCCAAATTATGATGGAGTCGGCTCGTATGCAGCAACGTGCTGCTACTGACTCTGCCCGGATTGAAAGTACTGAGGAGATAGCTCAGAACCGTAATGATGTTAATCGTGAGCGTATTGATGTACAACGTCAGGGCATGATGCGGAGGGGCTAACTCCTATCTATGATTGATCCTATTTCGGCGTTTGCGGTTGCTAGTGCGGCCTATACCAGTTTCCGTAAAATTATTGGACATGCTCAGGATTTAGAGGGCGTTTCTAAGCAATTAGGATCGTGGTATTCTGCGTGTGCTGATATCAATCGTGCAGAGTCACAGCGAAAAAATCCTACGTTCCTTGAGAGGGCTACACAAGGACAATCTATAGAAGAAGAAGCCCTTCAGATACTCATCCATAAGAAGACTTTAAAAGAACGCGAAATCGAAATTAAAAACCTACTGGACCTCCGGTTTGGCTGGGGGACGTATGACGAGATGCTGGACATGCGCCGAGAGATCAGGGCAGAGCGGGAAAAGACCGCATTTGCACAGGACGAGGCTAAACGACAAATACAAAATAATATGGCTATTCTAGGGCTTTCTATGTTAATAATAGGGTTCCTAGGCGGTGCTATTTATTTGGTGACACTCGTATCATGAACACATTAATTCCCTTAATTTTAGCAAGTTCTTTGTTAAACCCAGAATACGTGACGTGCCATCTGTGGAAGTATGTGAGAAATGGGGATGAAATTCTATGTTTATACTCCGGTAAGAATGGAACGTTAGGGTATCATTATCCAACGCTTAGTTTCCGTGAATGTCCAAAACAGTTTGAATGCCTTTATCAACCGAACTCTAAGGCTAAGGTTAGCCTAAAAGACATATTAAAAGGATTATCAGATGGATTTTAAGACCTTTCTAGAGTACAGAATTTTACCCCGACTTATGATGTTCGTTATGACCATCATGTACATAAGGGTTATCGAATGGGGCATGTCATTAGATGACCTGTCTACACAACAATCCGCAATGATTTCAATATGCTCTGGGTCCATGACGGGCGCATTTGCAGTGTGGTTAGGGTCAGAGAAATGATAGCATTACTCGGTAGTCTTCTGGGGTTTGGATCGTCGTTTCTCCCCGAGGTTTTAAACTTCTTCAAGGCAAACCAACAACAGGCTCATCGTATGGAGATGATGCGTTTGGAAACGGAGTTGGCCCAACAACGCGCCGAGATGAAACTGGTGGAGTTAGATAAGAGGGCGGACATTGAGGAAACGAAGGGGCTGTATGAACATGATAAGTCTATCGATGCTGGCGGATTTATCAACGCTCTTCGGGGTAGTGTTCGTCCTGTTATTACTTATGCCTTCTTCGGATTGTTTGTAGCGACTAAGGTAGTGATTATGGTTAAGGTAACGCAATCGGGCGGAGATTGGATGCAGGCAGTAGAACTTATGTTTGATCCAGAAACTCAGGGACTATTTAGCGCAGTCTTAGCTTTCTGGTTCGGAAATAGGGCCATATCTAAATATGCGGGAAAATAAATACGATAAGTCAGAAGACGAAGAGTTTACTTCTGCATGGCATGGAAAAGGTTGAACTATGGGATACAAATTAGGAAACAGAAGCCTATCAAACCTAGAAGGTGTGGACGAAAGGCTGGCAACGGTCGTGAGATACGCCATCGGGGTAACCAAGCAGGACTTCAGTGTGATCTGCGGGTTGAGGACCATCGACGAACAGAGGGAGTTGGTCGCAAAAGGGGCTTCTCAAACTATGAAAAGTAAACACATTGATGGTAACGCTGTTGATCTTATGGCTTACTGCAATGGTGGGCGTTGGGAGTTGAATTTGTATGATGAGATTGCTGATGCTATGAAAGAAGGCGCAGCCGCGGCTGGGGTGCAACTCCGGTGGGGCGCTGCGTGGACTATTGATGATATTGGGGGCTATGAAGGCACTGCTGAAAATGCAATGAACTCGTACATAGACACACGTCGATCTCAGTCTCGCAGACCGTTTATCGATGCACCACACTTTGAATTAATGCTGTAAAGGAGAGTACGATGAAGAAGAAGAAAAAGGGCATGGCGATGGGCGGCAAGGTCAAAGCCAAGGGCATGGCCGCTGGCGGCGCCGTATTGCCAATGGGTAAAGACCCAAAGACAGGCAAGTCAATTCCTAAGTTCGCTATGGATGGCAAAGGCAAGATGGCTAAAGGCGGAACTGTCAAAGCTAAAGGCATGGCGATGGGCGGCAAGGTTAAATCCAAAGGCATGGCGATGGGCGGCAAGGTCAAAGCTAAAGGCATGGCAA